AGTTCTAGAAGAACCTATTGAGTTCTTTAAGATAGATAAAATATCGGATGATGTTTATGCATTAGGTCCGAATGTGGTATTAAAATTTAATGTATCTCTTTCCAAGGTGGCGAATGGAAAGAGATATCATTTTCATAAAGAATATGAATATCCTTCTAAGTGTAATGATATTCCTACAGTTGCTACAATCAAAAGAAGTTTTGATTATTATCTTTCTATAGAGAATATTCAGAAAGATGATAATGGAAATAAAGCATTTATAAGAATTGGAGCTCAAGAGTATATGATATTTAAACGCGCTTTAGATGTCGTAACCTCTTGGTTCACTTCTGAAGAATTTAAATACCTTTTTGCAAGAAATAAAGGTAAACTTATTATAACTAATCCTATTCCAGAGTTTACTATATCAAATTTACCTATGCAGAAGGTTATAACATTTGTACCTACAATAATAGATAAAGGTATAGCTAATGATGATAAAGAACCTGGCATAAGAATGTATATAGGCGATAATTCATCTTTTGTAGATATGGATTTAGATCGATTTATGGGATTATATTATGTATTCTCATGCTTCAATATGTATCAAGCTGCAACCATTATGATAAATTATCTAGAAAGACCAGAACTTGGTACAAATAGATTCGTAATGGATGTACCTCAACAATCTTATAATTATAATAAAGAATCTAAGAGTGGAGCTGAAGGTATAACCGGAAGAGTTGTCACTCCAAAGAATTCAAAAAATAATATAAGTGCATTAGGAGGATAATAGAATGGATTATACATATATTCATCCCATGTTTACTGAAGATGATGAGGATATAGCTATAGATTATTTGGCTAATCGAATGGTAAATACTGCAGATATAGCATTATATAATGGAGAAAATGAAGATGGCCAACCAAACCTTATATCTGCTCAACATTTAAATAAAGATTTTTTAAAAGAAATGACAAAGCAGATGGTTATAAGATTATATGGTGTAAATATAATTACTATGGCAAACTACGCGCAAGTTCAAGATATTTTCTACGATAAGTATTCTGCTTATCTTATCAAATATTTAAACTTTTGTGGAATAAAAGCAAGTTTTGTCATGTTTACACCATCATCTATAACACCATATGCTATGAGTAAATATATAGCAAAGAATCCTAATAAGCCATTGGCTCATTATAATCCCAATAGACCTTGGACTTTTAACGTTACGAAGGATATCGGAATTAATTTAATGAATCCATTAAATGGTATGGATATTGTTATATTACGCCTCGAAGGTATAAAGGAGTATATGCCAATTCTCATAAAACACATGTTTCAAAGAGAACCTACTCCTGATGAACTGGAATATGATAACTTAGATCTAAAGATATTGCCTAGTTCTACTATATCAGATCTATTAGATCTAGTTAGAATATTAAATATAGTTTTCTAAAGAAAGGCGCAGAGGAGATATGGAGTTTATATTGAGTAGATTTAGAACTTTTCTTGAAATGCATAAAATTTTTCATATGGAAGAAGTGACTTTTAAAGGAGAGGTATTTGTAGACATGATAATAGAAGATGATGAATTACGTCATCTTTTGTTAGACTGCAATTACAATTCTTTAAACTATGAAGATGGTTTACAAGAGTTAACAGTCGATAATAGATACGATACTTCTAAATACATAAAGCCTATTGCTTCTATTCCTGAAAATAGATCTTCAAAATGTGTTCGTATTATTTGTGATGACCATTATGCAATCAAGGTAAACAAGGCTAGTCATATTATTATGAACTACCATTCAAAGCATTCAATCTAATGAAAACTTAGAGGATAGGACAAACGTCCTATCCTCATTTTCTTTTATACTGTAAACATCAATGGTTGATTACTATTGGCCGCAGATACATAAGAATCTTTTAGCTCTGCAAGAATATCGCCTCTAGTAGATGCTTTAGACTCAAGATCTCCTAATTTAAGATCTATATTTGCATAAACAGTCTCCAGGCCATCATAATACTTCAATTCCTCGTAAAGGAATCTAGCAACATCGGCCTCTGCCAATGCCTCTAAGGTTTCCATCATAGTGGCAGGAATTGTCATTAGATTGGGAGCATGTTTAATAAGAAGATCTACAGGAAAAGTATTCATACCTCTAGTTATATCAGCTCCAGTAACTGTAGAAAGCTTTATCATATTGGGTGGCTTAAACTCCACATAGATCTGGTTATTAAATAGCGACATATGGTCAGCTCTCATCTGCAGGAGCATGACATCATCGAGTCCATATTGATTGGTCATGAAATCATAAGTTCCATAACCCTGAGCCTCTTGAAGTCGGAGACTATCTTTAGAGAATAAAGACCAATCTATATCCCTAACTCCAATAACTTCAATATTATCAGCAAGATGTTCATCAATAAGATAATATCCTTGAGCATTTCTTTGGGAAAGATCTAAAAGTACTTTCATAGAATTAGGGAAATATCTACTGAAAGTGTCTAGTGTATCTTCTATAATAACTTTAGCCCAATTATCTTTTGTAAGATAATCAGGGAGATTTAATTGTCTAGTGCCTAATCTACGCTCTAATTTATCAAGGAGCGCATTCATCTTATTAGGTGGCATTATATCATCTCCTTTTAAATAAATGTTGAAATAGCTATATCTAACATTTTTAAATATATACTATAGATGTGATAATGAGGAGATTTAAAAACTTTATAATAAATAAAAAGAATGGAGGGACAGGTTTTGTTAATTAAGACTAGAGTTATTGATGAATTTATAGTACGTCTCATTAATGATGATCATCGCAATATGTGGATTGGTAAGTTTGATACGTCTACTATTGAAAATGTATATGCCGATACGGAAGGAGATCTGTATAAAGAGATCTATAATGCTATTGCAAAGTATAAAGGCCTTCCCATTCCATATCCTGATGATAAAGAAGAAGAATAAGAAGGTAGAGATAAAACTCTACCTTCTTATTTTTTTTTATTTTATGAATTGAGCAAGATTACCGGCTAATACAGAGTATGGTTGTTCATCTTCATCATTATAGAAGTTATCAAATACTTCATTAGGAATAGTTTGCACTTGTGAAGACATCTGAGGTATCATCATTTTATACCTATCAGATATAGATTTTTGTACAGCCTTATCAGATAGCAATCTTGTCATGCATTCTTCGTCCTTTTGTTGCTCTTGACGCATCCAATCTTCATAAAGAAGTTTACCAGGAGCATTTTCCATTGCTTGAACAGCTTGCTGGATTTCTTCATTATCGCTTACATCAAGATCGGTAACAACTTCTTCATTATCTTCATGTATATCTACAACAGCCTCTTCAAGATCAGCATCTGTACGGAGCACCCTCTTTGTGATACCCCAATTGTTCATCAAATCTCCACCGTTGTAATATACGAACAATCCCCACAGCCAAGAGAATACCTGGTCATCGTGAGTATTACTCGAATGCTCAATCTTACCATTCTTCTTAACCTCTAGGCCGCATAATTCTTCATAAATTGTAGGAGATATAATCTTATCTTTATGATATTCAACACGGTCTCTCAGAATTTCCATTAGGTTCTCGCGTTCTGCCTTTGTAGAATCGGAGCCATATACTTTAGTCTTTTGAGTGCGTTTATGTATCGCAGCACCAACTATTCTCTCTTCGATAACTTTATCTTTTATAGTATAGAATAGATTCTTTCTAATAGAAGTCTGTAAAAGACGCGCGATTACTGACGCGCCGAAACCCATTTGTTTATTACTGGACGCAACTCCAATAACCTTGGCTCATTCCAAGCAGTTCCATTACAGAACCTGTGCAGATCATTTGTCATTCTAAACAGCCGTTAGAACGGGATTTTTCTTCCGCCATTAGCTTGCGGTTCTACTCTCTCGTCAAGAGATGATCGTTGAACGTTTATCTTATAAGATGTGGTATTCTTATAAGATATTTCGCTGCTATACATGGACTTGTCAGTGAATATTTAGGATTTAACCTTGTATTCATCCTTACTACTTTTTTATGCTTTCGCAACCATCACGCTCATCTTTACAGATCACGTTGTGGTGAGTAAGGCTCTTAACCCACTTCATAGCAATTAACACCTTGAAACATAAAGATCACTCTTTATGCTGCGATTGCTGTATAAGCTACGCCGTTTCGTTCGATATTTACTACTGCATTAGGCATCCATTTTGAAACAATGTCATGGATTACCATTGCTAGTTCTGGGGTTGATATAAAATTACTATTAAGCTCTGCTGTTACTCTTGTGCTGAAAGAATCAATTATAGTAATTGCAGAGGAGTCTCTTTGATAACCGCCAGAGACGTCAACTCCAATAATGGGCGGATACTTCATATTAATCTTCTCATAAATTTTGAGTTCATACTTATTGAGAAGAAGCACTGTATTGATAGGATGCTTAAGTAGACCCTTAATAGTATCCAAATCTTCTGCTCTGAAAGGAGAGTTCTCAGAAGAATTAGACCATTCAAGCAAAACTTCTCGACGGATTGCATCCCAGTCTTTACGCATTGTAATACAGAGATCTCTAAACCACTGTTCGCTCTTACCGAGTTGCTGGTATGTATACTTAATGTAAATAAAGTTAGAGTTGGTATTACTATTGACGATATCATAAATCTGTTCCTTGGTAAGGTCATACCATCTTTCACTGAAGGGAGTAGCATTCTCCTTCATATTGAAAGCTTCTACGCCTTCATCTGTAGTAAGCATACCAGGAGTAGTAGTAACCAGCATTCCATAAGGACTACCATTTCTCTTAGCATTCTGAGAAGCAGTATTAAATGCAGGAACCATGTTAGTATAAATAATGGAGTTATATTGAATAAAGCCATACTCGTCGATATAGATAATCGGAGTTGTACGACCACGCATCAGGCTAGCTGCAGCAACTTTATTTCTTGCAGAAGCAACGGTTCTGATACGGTTATTATTTACAGGATGCTGTAATGTCTCAACGTTATTCTTACCCTTGATTCTAGATCCATCAGGAGCAAATGCTTGATCCATCTTGAGCCAAGAAGGTAATAATGCTCTAAGTTCTCGAATACGCTGTAAGTTTAATTTAGAGTCATCAAGCTTCTTATTAAGGAAGCTCATTTCAGCATTGGCTGTGCCAAAATTAAACAGATACAAATACCAGCAAAGACTAGACATAGTCTTACCAGTCTGACGAGGCATCTCTAAGAATGTATTCAAGTTAAGCATTAGGGCAAAAATTAATGCAAGGTTACCTCTAGAGAGCTCAAATTTAACACCTGTAGCTTGGCCAGAATCTGGAATTCGTACTATTTCTCTAAAGAAGTACCAAGGGTTAAAGATACACTCTCTAAGAACCTTAGTCTTCATCATAGCACTTAAATTAGGATCATATGGATCTATTCTTGCTAGATCAGGATCCAATAAAACTAGCATAAATCTATTGTTTTCTATACCAGCATCTTTAAGATATCTGTGTACTTCTAGAAAACTTTTATTGGTTGTACTCATATGATAATACACTGTGGTCTGAGTTTGACCATACATAATAGCCATAGAAGTTCCTCCTTTCATATGAGTAGCAAAGATATTAATTATAAGTTGACTTCTATACCCCTTATTCGAGCTAATGGTAATTAGAGAAATGAATGATAATATATTATAAATATGAAATAATATGATACTCAAGTATCAAAATAAAAGGAGAATGAAACTATGCCAAAAATAAACTTTTTAAGGCCAGTAGTAATACAAGAACACGTATTTCTAAACCAAAAAACTGACCCAATTTTTAATTGGAATGTGGTTATGGCTGTCAATGCTATTGTAGATGACTATGTATATGCTCTCACGTTATCTAAGAATATGCTTAAAGTTCTATACCGTCTCATTACAACGGGAGATTATACTCCTAAGATTTCTATCATCGAAAACTTTGATAAGAGCCGGGTGTCTTATGAT